GTGTGCGGGCTCGCGCTGGACATCAGCGACGAAACGCTGAACCGCCTGACCCGGCACTACTACCGGATCGCCGACGCCATGCTGAAAGCGAGGCAACCATGACCACCGAAGACGAAATCCGCCGCGTCCTGCACCCCGAGGCGCACGAACCCATGCCGTACAACCCGCGCATCCCGCTGGGCTGCGATCAGCAGGGCCGCTACCCGCAGGCTGCTGAGCCGTGCGTGGACCTCGATGAACTGGGCGTGAGGGTGCCCGAGCCCGACCCGTGGTGGCATGATTGGGTGCTGGTGGCCGTGGCGCTGCTGGTGTTGCTACTGGTGTTTGCGCCGTTGGGGGTGTGAGATGAATGACCTACGAACCGCCGCCCAGCAGGCGCTGGAGGCGTTGGAGTATGCGCAGCAAGACCGCGAATGCCCAAGCACGACCCGTCAGGTCATCGCCGCCCTCCGCACCGCCCTGGCGCAGCAGGATGAGCCAGTGGAGCCGGTGGCGTGGAAACAGGGAAACTTGGTTACATTCAACGAAGACCCGTACCCGGCGCTGGGTAGTTTATTTGTGCAGTTCTGGGACAGCGAGGAAGTCGCTGCCCGCGTCTATGCCAACGACCACGAAACGCTGCGTCAACGCTGCGCCAAGGTCAACGCCGCCCCGCCCCAGCGCCGGCCGCTGACGGAGGAGGAGATCGAGTCCTGCCGCCAGAAAGGGTACGCGCACGCGGGTTTGGGTGCGCCATTCGACTTTGGCAAAGCTGCCCGCGCTGTCGAGAAAGCATCATGGGAGAAGAATCATGGTTGAAGCACTGCGGTTGGCCGATGCGCTGGCCGATCCTGACGCCAGCCTGTACGCGTATCAATTAGCGCAAGCCGCCACCGAACTGCGCCGCCTGCACGCGGAGAACGCATCCCTCGCCGCAGCCCTGGCCTCATCCTGCGATGAACAGCGGCATGAGTTGTGGGAGAGCGGCGGCATCGCCGGATGCGACCGCGCCCGTGTGGCGGAGAGGCAGCGCGATGCGTTGCTGGAGGCGTTGAAGCTGGCTCGCCCATACATCAACCCGAACACCCCGTACGGATACCACGCCGAGGTAAAGGCAGATGCTGCCATCAGGGCGGTGGAGGAAACCAAATGACCCGCGATGACATCATCCGCATGGCGCGGGAGGCTGGCTGGCAACATCAGCCAACCGTGAGACGCGCATATTCCGGGTTTAACCTTGAACGCTTCGCCGCCCTTGTTGCCGCTGTCGAGCGTGAGGCCATCATGGATGAGTGGTCTGCTTGCGTGCAGTCTGACCTTGAGAATGGCGTGCGGTGGCTGAACGAACAAGCCGCCAAGAAGTGGCAAGAAAGTTACCCAGCGATGGCGGGATTCGCAGATAAGATTTACGCGAGAGGAGAGACGAAATGACACGCGATGACATCCTCCGCATGGCGCGGGAGGCTGGATTCGCAAACGTGCGAGGCGGCCTCATGGATAACGGTGAGCTTTCGGATTATTGGGATTGTTGGCCGAGTCAGCTTGAACGCTTCGCCGCCCTTGTCGCTGCTGCCAAAGACGCCGAGCACCAGCGGGCCCTGGCCCACCAGCAGCGCAGCTACGAGCGCGAGATACAGCTTGAGGTGGAGGCTGAGCGCGAACGCATCATTCAGTTCCTGCAAGAAATGCAGCGGCAGGTTGGAGACGCGCACAACCACTATGGGCACGCTGCAGTGCGGATCAAGGAGGGCGTATGAACACCGTTCTCGTCTGGGTGCTGGTCACTTTTGGCAGCTATCAGAGCGCCCTTGTGTATAGCCCTCCCATGCCAGATAAGGCAATGTGCGAGCAACTGCAAAAGAGCATCGTTGAAACACGAAATGTGTTCAGCACGCGCTGTGTTCAAATCAGAATGGTGGTGATCAAATGAGCAACAGAGAACTCCTTGAACTTGCTGCGAAGGCGGCGGGGATTGCGGCTGTGTGGAGTGACGGCGAGGGGCTTGCGTGTTGGAATGACGCGGGCTATCGGTACTTCTGGAGCCCACTCGCTGACGACGGTGATGCGTTGCGGCTGGCGGTGAAATGCAAGATCGACGTAGTTCAATTCAGTCTGCTTGTCCGCGCAGATGTAGCCGGTCTGCCTGATGTGCGTGAGCTGTACAACGGCGACCCCCTCGCCGCCACCCGAAAAGCAATTGTCAGGGCTGCGGCAGAGATTGGGAGGCATATGCCATGACCCGCGAACAGTACCTCAACGTCCTCATCTTGATCAGCACCCTGGAGTCGCTGATACTGGCGCACAAGGTGCAGATCCCGGAAGGGCTGTTTGACGACATGGATCGGGCCACGGAGGAACTCCGTAAAGAGATTCTGAAATGAAGCAGCGCACCCGCATCCGGCGCATCAAAGACCGTATGTACCCGGGCTACATCTACGCGGCCCGTCAGCGCAGGCGGTGGGCAGACATAAACGCGAGGATGCGCAGCCTTAGCGAAGCCATGCGCGAGGTATACGAGAAAGCGAGGGCGGAGCTATGACCGTACAGACCAAACACCCCGGCTACCGGAACCAGAACATAGCAGAACTGGTAGCTATGCTGGTGAAGAAACCCCGCACGGTTGAGGAACTCATGCCGCTGACGCACATGACCGAGCGTACACTGCGGGCGTGGTTGCGTGCATTCATCGATGAGGGGCTACTCCGGGTAGACCGGCCTCGCAACGGCGCCCCTGGCGTTTCGCCTGCTGTCTACCACTGGAAACCAATTTGGGAAAGGAACGAGAAATGACAAAACTACCACCGCCCACCGGCACGATGACGGTCACCTACGAGCTTGACCGAAGGGTCAAGGTGCCCATGTGGGATGAAGCTGCGCTGAGGGGCTACGCTGCCGCAGCAGTGCAAGAAGAGCGCGAACGGTGCCTCGCCCTCCTCGACGAACACGCCCGTGCCGTAGACGTGTGGCACGTAAGAGACCTGATCAAGGGGGAAGCATGAGCGCGAACAACATCGGCCCCGGTCACTACAAAGATAAGGCTATTCAGACCGAAGAATGGCGAGCAATACCGGGATGGGAGTCCCTGTACGAAGCAAGTAGCCTCGGGCAAATAAGAAGTGTTGTTCGCTTTTTAGAACGCCCGCATCCTAAAAACCCGACCAGAGTACAAAAACGCGCGTACGGTGGCAAGCTCCTGGCACCGGCGGTTGGTTCAAATAAGTACCTGCATGTCAGCCTGCACAGAGATAACAAGCCAAAAACGTATGAGGTACACCGCCTAGTGTGTATGGCTTTTAGTGGTTCGCCTCCTGAAGGTAAAGAAGACGTCAACCACATAAACGGGGACCGTCTGGATAATACGGCTAACAACTTGTGCTGGGTGTCTAGAAAAGAAAATTTGCACTATTCTGCGGATGTGTTGGGCGTGCAGATGGTTTGGCAAATACAGCAACTTCGAGCAAAAGAAAGGAGCGCGGCATGAGCGCAAATGACTACCAAGTCGGTGGAACGCATTACCAAGGTAAAGAAGTGCAACCATGGGACGCGTTGCAATCCTGGCTTAGCCACGAAGCTTTTTGCGGGTTTCTTACAGGCAATGTCATCAAGTACATCTCCCGGTGGCGGCAGAAGGGCGGGGTCGATGACCTCCGCAAGGCCAAGCACTACATCGAGAAGCTGATCGAGACGGCCCTGGACGAGCCCGCCAAGGGGGACAAATGAGAACTCCAGAAAACGCAGTAAAAGCCAAGTGCGTCGAGATCATCAAGAAGTACAAGGCTTACTACTTCTTCCCCGCGCAGAACGGCTACGGGCGTGCTGGAATCCCTGACATCATCGTCTGCTTTCGCGGCCTGTTCTTGGGCATCGAGTGCAAAGCGGGGTTCAACAAGCCCACCGCGCTCCAAGAGCGGGAGATGGCTGAGATCCACAAGGCCGGGGGCAGCGCCATGGTGGTGCGGGAAGACACGATTGAACTGCTGGAACAGTGGTTCCTGGAGCGGAAATGAGTGACACCGACCGTGAGCTTCTTCAGGCCGCTGCCAAAGCGGCGGGCAGAACGAAAGCTAGGTACGTCGAAGTTTGGAACGCTATGGCGGACCCGACGGAAGACGGATTCGACTACCTGACCTATTGGAATCCGCTCACCAGCGGCAACGACACATTCAGGTTGATGATAGATCTGGGTATCGGCGTGATGGTCGACATGCAAGCCAAGACCGCCACTGCCTATGCACCAGGGAACCAGGACGGGTTCGTAGAGTCATTCCTTGATGAGGACTACAACCACGCTGCGAAGCGAGCGGTCACTCGGGCAGCGGCATGGTTGGGGAGAGCCTGATGGAAGTCCTGACCCTAGACTTCGAGACCTACTATGACAAGGAGTACAGCCTAACGAAGCTCACGACAGAGGAGTATGTCCGCGACCCACGCTTTGAAGTCATCATGGTCGGCTTGCGCTGGCCGGATGGCCGCATCGAAGTCATCGATGGCACGCACCTGGAGATCAAGCACCGGTTCGATGAGATCGAGTGGGGCCGCTACGCGGTCCTGTGCCACAACACCATGTTCGACGCTGCCATCCTGGCGTGGCGCTTCGGCGTGAACCCCGCTGCGTGGCTGGATACCCTGTCCATGGGCCGTGCCATGTTCGGATCGAGGAACAACTCCCTGGCGTCGCTCGCCAAGCGCTATGGGCTGGAGGACAAGGGCACCACGGTGCAGAACATGATGGGCAGGCGCAGGGCGACCCTGAGCCCCGCCGAGTTCCAACAGTACGCTGAATACTGCCTGCTGGACGTAGAGCTATGCCATCAGCTATGGCAACTCATGTCTACTGGGTGGTACAACCCCAGCGAAGGGGACAACCGTGGGCCCTTCCCACTGCAGGAACTGAAGCTCATCGACCTGCACATCCGCATGTTCACGGAGCCCATGCTGCGGCTCAACCGGGACAAACTCGAAACGCACTTGCAGGAGGTACTGGCGCAGAAGGCTGCGCTCATGGAGCGGGTCACGGTGGACAAGACTGAGTTGATGTCGAACCAGAAGTTCGCCACCCTGCTTGAGGGCCTGGGCGTGGAGGTGCCCACCAAGATCAGCCCGACCACGGGGAAGCAGACCTTCGCTTTCGCCAAGACCGACCCGGGCATGAAGGCCCTGCTGGAGCACGAATCGCCCGAGGTGCAGGCACTGGCCGCTGCCCGCCTGGGAGTGAAGAGCACCCTGGAGGAGACGAGAACCCAGCGGTTCATTGACATTGCCAAACGGGATCCACGGTTCCCTGTGCCGTTGAAGTATGCCTATGCGCGGACGAAGCGCTCGTCGGGCGGGGACGGAATCAACCTGCAGAACCTACCTTCTCGTGGCAACGTTGGGCTCAAGGAGTGCATCGAGGCGCCGCCTGGGTGGGTGATCATCAACTGCGACTCATCGAACATCGAAGCTCGCATGTTGGCTTGGTGGGCTGGGCAAGATGATCTCGTGCAAGACTTCGCCAACGGCGTCGATGTGTACTGCAAACTGGCGAGTACGATCTTCGGGAGAACCATCACCAAAGCGGATACTAAGGAGCGCTTTGTAGGAAAGACAGTAACCCTCGGTTGCGGCTACCAGACCGGGGCAGGAAAGCTGCAAGTAACTCTGAAAGCGGCTAAGCCTTCGGTGGACATGCCAGCGGAAGAGTGCGAACGGATCATCCATACCTACCGCAACAGCGTGCCAAAGATCGTGAGGCTGTGGAACGAGGGTGAACTCGCCATTCGGGCCATGTATGATAACAACAGCATGTGGTTCGGGCGGGAAGGTGTTGTGCGGATTGAAGGGAAGTACGGTGTCCGCTTACCCAGCGGACTGTACATCAGCTATCCGCAACTGCATCGTGTATTCGACTCCGGCAGGCACCGTTGGCAGTACAAAGACGACACGGGTCTGGTGGACCTCTACGGCGGCAAGCTGGTGGAGAACGTCTGTCAGGCACTCGCCCGAATCATCGTCATGTACCAGATGTTGCGAATTGCGCGTAAACTCCCGACCAAGCTCACCGTGCACGACAGCGTTGTCGCCCTGGCCCGGGAAGAAGAGGTCGAGCCCGCTCGGGCCTACGTCGAGGAGTGCATGCGGTGGGTGCCTGCCTGGGCCAAGGGCTGTCCGATCAACTGCGAATCCGGCGTGGGTCGGAACTACGGGGAAGCATGAACGAGAATCTCAACGACTACGCGATGCCGCTCATCACCATCGAGCGAGCCGCCAAGAAGATCCATGACCTGTGCCTGGAGAACCGGTACGCTGAGGCAGGGGAGGTGGCCTTGCATCTCGGCGTGGAAGTGCGTATCCTTCAGGGTGTACTAGCCATCATGGAGAACGGGCCCTCGGCCCGTCCGCGCTCGTCATGACACTGCCCGGACCCTGGTCCTACTCGTCCCTCAAGTCGTTCAAGACTTGTCCAAAAAAGTTTTTTGAGATCAAGGTCGCAAGGAACTTCAAAGAGCCTGAGCATACTGAAGCTACTCTGTACGGCAAGAATTTCCACACCGCTGCAGAGAACTTCATGCGGGATGGAATGGAACTACCATCAGAGTTCAACTTCACCAAGCCACATCTGAGCGCTCTTCGTTCGCTGCCTGGGACGAAGTACTGCGAGTACGAGATGGGGCTGACGAAGGAACTCAAGCCCTGTGGGTTCAGGGACAGCACGGTGTGGTGCCGAGGTGTGGCGGACTTGCTCATCATCAACGAGGAGAAGGGCATCGCCCGGGTGGTGGACTACAAGACCAGCAAGTCCACGAAGTACGCTGATACGTCACAGCTTGAGTTGATGGCATTGATGATCTTCAAACACTTTCCGTTCATCCGCAAGGTGAAAGCGGGGCTGCTGTTCGTCGTTGCCAACAACTTCAAACCTGCTGACTACGAAGTGGCGCAGGAAAAGATCTACTGGCGACAGTGGATGGAAGATGTACGACGCCTGGAAGTCGCGCACAATCTGGGCGTGTGGAACCCCAGCCCCTCGGGGCTGTGCCGGAGGCACTGTGTTGTAACTACCTGCCCCCACAATGGGGCGAATGGAGGCTGACATGCCCTACAAGGACATGAAGGACCGGGACCATAAGAAAGAGTACGCTGACTTTCTTGCCAATGGCGGCAGGGCCAAGCAGTCTGAACGGCAGCGTGCTCGAAGAGCTTGGGACAAGGAGCATGGTAAGGAGTCGCGTAAAGGCAAGGCCCTCGACCATGTGACCCCCATCAAGAACGGCGGCAAGAGCAAGCCCGGGAACGTGCGGCTCAAGTCGTTCAGCGCGAACAGCGCTCGGAATTTCAAAGGCCCGAATTCGGGCAAGTGACCCCCCGGGGCTTCGGCCCCGGTTCAGCCCTTCGGGGCATGTGTGCTCAACGGACCTTGTCCCTTGAGCGGTTTGTGTTTGTCTAGGAGCGAAGAATGCAACAAAACCATGTGATGGTAGACATCGAGACTCTGGGCACCCGCCCGGGAGACATCATCCTCAGCATCGGTGCTGTGAAATTCAGCCAGGAAAAGGGCCTCGGTGAAGAGTTCTACGTCACCATCGACCCGGAGTCCTGCAAGGCGGCAGGGCTGCGTGCGCAGAAGAGCACCCTGGAGTGGTGGGGCAAGCAGTCGGAGGAAGCCCGCAAAGCGGCGTTCAAGGGCGAGTTCAGCCTGGAGGTCGCCCTGACCAAGCTCACGATGTGGATGCCCCCGCTGGACACCGCAGTAGTCTGGGGCAACGGTGCCAACTTCGACAACGCACTGGTGGCCGCTGCGTACCGTGCTGTGAAGCACGATGTCCCCTGGCACTTCTGGAACGACCGCTGCTACCGGACGATCTCTTCCATGTTCATGAAGCACAAGGTCGAGCGAGTAGGTACCGGACACGTTGCGCTCGACGACGCCAAGACGCAGGCTCTGCGCCTGTTGCGTATGGCGGAAGACCACAAGTTTGCGTTGAAGTGACCGATGCAGATCATCGAGAACAAAGCACTCCTGCTCCGGCTTCGCAACCCGGAGCGAGTGATCAACACCGTGCCGAAAGCACAGGTAGTGGCGCAGCATCCGCAGGGTGCTGATGTCCTAGTCTGGTGGGGCCTGGATGAAGCGCGGGTGCTACGCAACCTGGGGGTCAAGAACGTGCCGTCCCCCATCCTGGGCCGCTACAAGTGGCCTGGGATCTTCAAGCCGTTTGAGCATCAGAAAACGACAGCGGCGTTCATGACGTTGCATAAGCGTGCGTTTTGCTTCAACGACCCGGGCTGTGTCGATGCAGATACTGAATACCTGTCTCCTACCGGCTGGGCCCGCATAGCGGATTACCGAGGTGGAAAAGTTGCTCAGTACCATCTCGATGGACGCGTCGAATTCGTTGAACCGCAAGCGTATGTCAAAAAACCTTGCGAGGACATGATCCACTTTAAGACCAAATATGGAATAGACCAACTACTATCACCAGAGCACCGCATGGTGATTCATAGCTCCGCTAATTACGACAAAGTTTCCGTAATGGAAGCCGAAGACGTATTCACGCGGCACGAAGAATTCCATGCGGGAGTGCATCGCCCTAACATGCGAAAAGCTGGGTCGAACTCAGTCGGATTTTCGCACTCAGCAGTGCCCAGTGGGTTCTATTGGGATGGCGGCAAAGGTATTGCCCTGACGGACGAAGCTCTACGAGTGCAGATCGCGGTGATCGCGGACGGCCATTTTGGCGGTAGCACACCAAGGTGTGTTGTGCGGGTGAAAAAAGACCGTAAGATTCGTAGGCTTGAGGAACTGTTGCGCAACGCCAACATAGATTTTGTTAGGCGCGAAGACGCATCCCCAACAGGTTACGGGTTCATCGTGTTTACTTTTGACGCGCCCTTACGGTTGAAGAAATTCGACGCAAGGTTTTGGAACTGTTCTGCGCATCAATTAGAAATCGTTCGGGACGAAGTACTTCATTGGGATGGAGCGGATCGTGGGGAGAACAAAGGGGCGCAATTTTTCTCAACCGAAAAGGAGTCTGCGGATTTTGTGCAATTCGCTTTCGCTTCGTCCGGCAAAGTAGCTCGCATAACCGAAGACGTCCGTGAAAACCGTAACACCTGCTACGTGGTCACTATCCGTAATACGGATAACCGATTCTTGGTCTTAAAAAGTAGCCACAACAAAACGGCGACGCGGGCTAAAAGCACTGACGGGTTTAAGTACTGTTTCACAGTACCTAGCACGTTTCTGCTTTTCCGTCGAAAGGGTTGTGTGTTCGCGTCAGGGAACACCGGGAAGACAGCAAGTTTTGCCTGGGCCGCAGACTACCTAATGGGGCGCAAGATCATACGCAGAGCGCTGGTGATCTGCCCACTGTCGATCATGGCGCCAGCTTGGCAAGCGGATCTGTTCAAAACGCTCATGCACCGCAGGGTGGATGTGGCCTACGGAGACCGGAAGAAGCGGGCAAAGGTCATTGCCTCAGACGCTGAGTTTGTGATCATCAACTTCGACGGCGTGGAGACGGTGCTGGACGAACTGAAAGCCGGAGGGTTCGACCTCGTCATCATTGACGAAGCAAACGCGGTCAAGACCGCGACGACCAAGCGGTGGAAGGCGATCAACCAACTGGTCACACCGGAGACATGGCTCTGGATGGCGACCGGTACCCCGGCCTCGCAGGCACCCACCGATGCCTACGGGCTTGCGAAGATGATGGACCCGAAGTCGGTGCCCAGCTACTTCTACTCGTTTCGCGACCGTGTGATGAACAAGATCACGCAGTTCAAGTGGAAGGCGAAGTCCAATGCTCAGGAAGTGGTCAACCAAGTTCTGCAGCCTGCGATCCGCTTCACCAAGGACGACTGCCTCGATCTGCCTGAATTGCTTTACACCACACGCGTCGTACCGCTGACACCGCAGCAGTCCAAGTACTACAAGCTCCTCAAGGAGCAATTCATCATGGCGGCGGGTGGTGAGACTGTCACATCGGTTAATGCCGCGACCAACCTGAACAAACTCCTCCAAGTGTCCTGTGGCGCGGTGTATTCAGACGACGGCAACTCTGTCGAGTTCGACATCACTACCCGATACAACGTGTTGCTGGAAGCCATCGAAGAGAGCACCCACAAGGTGCTGGTGTTCGTCCCGTTCCGGCACACGATCACAGTACTCAACGAAAGGCTGAAGAAGGACGGGCATGCTGTTGAAGTCATCGACGGCAGCGTGCCTGTGGGGCAGCGCAACAAGATCTTCTCGGACTTCCAGACCCAGCCTGACCCGAGGGTGCTGCTCATCCAGCCTGCGGCGGCTTCGCACGGGGTGACCCTGCACGCCGCCAACACCGTCGTCTGGTGGGGCCCGGTGACATCGAACGAGACCTACCATCAGGCCAACGCCCGGGTGCACCGCTCGGGCCAAAAGAACCCCTGCCTCGTGGTCAGGCTTTGCGGGACAGAGGTGGAGCGCAAGCTCTACGATGCGTTGGACGCGAAGACCGAGGACATGAGCAGCCTGCTCGACCTCTACAGACAGGAGGTGCTTGACACGCCCAAAGTTGCCAAGTAGACTTTGAACCCTCAACCCTAGGAGATCCCATGGAGCCCACTACCGAGGCACCTCAAGTGCCCACTGAAAAGCTCGTCAAGGCGTACATCAAGATGCGCGACGCCCGCGCCGTGCTGTCCACCGAGTACGAAGCCAAGGACAAAGAGATCAAAGATCAGATGGAGATGATCGAGCACACACTGCTCGATGTCTGCAAGCGTGCGGGTGCTGATAGCATCAAGACCGGCGCAGGCACCATCATCCGTGGCGTCAAGACTTCTTACTGGACTTCCGACTGGGAGTCCATGCACAACTTCATCAAGGAGAACCAAGCACTCGATCTGTTGGAACGTCGCATTGCTCAACGCGCTATGGGGGAGTTCCTCAAAGCAAATCCAGACAAGATGCCCAAGGGCATGAACGTCGAAACGAAGTACAGTGTCACTGTTAGGAGAGCCTGAATGTCTGAACTGACTCTTTTCCAGAACGGAAGCCAACTGCCCGCGCACTTGAAGCGCGGCGAACTCAGCGACCTGACCAAGTCGCTCATGGGCACCAGCAGCAAGCGCATCAGCTTGGAAGGCGGCGTGTTCCGCCTCATCGTCGGCGGGCAGGAAGTTGCCAAGAACGAGAACCGGGCGATGAACATCGTCGTGGTTCGGGCTGCGAACGCCAACTCCCGCACCTACTACCCGGAAACCTACGTGAAGGGCCAGAAGGCCCGCCCCGTGTGCTGGTCCGATGACGGCAAGGCCCCGCACGCCAGCGTCAAGGCGCCGCAGGCCAGTAGCTGCGAAAAGTGCCCGCAGAACATCAAGGGCTCCGGCACCCGGGCGGACTCCCGCGCCTGCCGCTTCCAACGTCGTCTGGCCGTGCTGCTGGAGAACGACATGGACGGTGATGTCTACGCGATGACCATTCCAGCGCAGTCGATCTTCAGCCAGGGCGAAGGTCGCAAGATGGGCCTGCAGCAGTACGCCCGCTTCCTGGGTGGGCACGGCATCGAAGTCAACGCGGTGGTGACCGAGCTTCGCTTCGACACCGAGGCCGAAGGCGTGAAGGTGACGTTCTCCGCCGTGCGCCCGCTGGAGGAGGCCGAGTACCACACGGTGGTCAGCCGCAAGGACGAGCCCGCTGCCATCGACGCTGTGACCATGACGGTCGGTGAGATGGACGGCGCCCCCGAGGACGGCACTCCCGCTCCCGCGGCTCCCCCGGCTCCGGCCCCGATGCCTGTGTTCTCCGCCGCACCTGCGGCCCCTGTGGCGGCTCCGAAGCCCACGCCCAAGCCTACCCCTGCGCCGAGCGCGTTCAAGGCTACCAAGCCTGCTCCCGCCCCCGTGGCGGCGCCAGCGCCCGCGCCTGTGGTCGAAGAGCCTGCCGTGCGTGAAGCCAAGGCCCCTGCCCCTGCGGTGCCTGATGTCAGCAGCATCCTGTCGCAGTGGGGCGACGACGCTGACGACTGAATGAAATCGGGGCGGCGGTAAGCGCCGTGAGCGTAATGGCCTCGCAGAGGTCTCCTGCCGCTACGCAATAGCCCCGGGTTGCGCCGGGGTCGCCCCACCTTCCACCATGCCCTACACCACGAAGATCGTTCGGCAGAATGCCGACGCAGACCCTAGCCTGCTTGGTGTGCAACTGGGGCGGCTGTGCATCTACCGGCAGGTTCCGGTGGCTGATGTGGCCCACGCCCTGAACGTCACCAAGGCAGCGGTCTACCGCTGGTTCTCTGGTCAGCGAGATGTGTCCAAGCACTTGCGCGAGCGGGTGCTGGCGTACTATCGTTCGACCCTTCCTCCGGCGTGACCCCCATCCAGCCAGCTTCCCTGGTGCGCGACGCACCCGGGCCACCCCCGTGCCCCCATGGCTTTCACAGACTTCTTCAGAAGCATACTCCCACAAGGCACGCGCTATGCACTACGGCTAATCCACAAACCCACAGACAAGCGTCGCAATGTCTTCTCTTCTTCATTCGAGGAGATGGGGCAACAAGCAGAAGAGTTATCCCGCTCAGGGCTTGACCTGTACTACGCGACCGCTGGGTTTGGAGCACAACAAAAGGCGAACGCCGAGAACGCTGTAGCAAAGCGCGAACTGTACATAGACATCGACTGCGGAGAGGGAAAACCGTACCAAGACAAAGCAGAAGGGCTGAACGCCCTGCGCCAGTTCTGCACGACCGTGGGCCTGCCCAAGCCTACGCTGATTGATTCCGGTAACGGCATCCACGTCCACTGGTTCTTCAACGACAGTGTGGCCTTACATGAGTGGCACGCCGTAGCCGAGGCTCTCAAGAACCGCTGCATCACCGAGAACTTCAAGGTTGACGGTGGATGCACCGCCGACTACGTCCGGGTACTGCGAATCCCTGGGACGATCAACACCAAGAATGGTGCGACGGTCACACTGCTGACCCCGATCAAGCATCACGACTTCGGCGCTCTGCGCGACATCATCGGCGTCTCCGTGTCCGAAGCGGACATGTTCGCCAAGGCACGGGCGCTGTCCAAAGGGTCTACAGAGGAGACCAAGAAGCTCTTCGTTGACCCCAACAAGACGAACAAGTTTCACACAATCTGGATGAAGTCTGTGGGCGGCTTTGGCTGCTCGCAGATCAACTATGCCATTCGGAACCAAGAGACGCTGTCCGAGCCCATGTGGCGGGGCGTGCTGTCTATCGCCCAGCACTGCGAAGACCGGGACTGGGGCATCCATGAGATCTCCAAGGACCACCCCAACTACAGCCCGGAAGAGACCGAAGCCAAGGCTGCGCTGACGAAAGGCCCCTACACATGCGAGACGTTCCGGGGCCTGGATGAAGGCGCACTGTGCGAGAAGTGCCCGCACTACGGGAAGATCACATCGCCTATCCAACTCGGCTCAGAGATCAAGGCGTCTACCGAGCCGGTGAAGGTCAAGGTCGAGGACCGAGAAGAGACGCTCCCGTCCTACCCGTTCCCGTTTTTTCGCGGGGCTACTGGTGGGGTCTACATGCGGATCATGCACCCGGAGGGCGACAAAGCACTGCATGTCAGCGCCTATGACATCTACATCTACAAGCGGATGCGGGACGGCACTGGTGGGGGTGATACGCTCTGGGTCAGGCACCATCTTCCACACAACGATGTGCGTGAATTCACGATCCAGCAGAGCGAAGTCGCATCGAAGGATAAGTTCCGGGACTGCATCAACCGCGAGGGCGTGATTGCTTTTGAAGACCGTCAGATAGGCGGCTTACAACTGCTGTTCAGCAAGATGATCGAGGAGCTACAGAGGGCTGAAAAGGCTGACAACATGAAAATCAAGTTCGGCTGGACGCCAGACAACACCTTCGTCATCGGGAACCGCGAGTACACGCGCAGCGGCGTGGTGCACAGCCCAACGTCGAAGCCCCTGGAGAACTACGTCAACTGGTTCACCCCGAAGGGCGACATTGAAGAGTGGAAGAGCGTCGTTGCGCTGTATGACCACCCAGACATGGACCTGCATGCAGCCGGTGTGCTCGCAGGGTTCGGCAGTGTACTGATGCACCTGTCGCCTGAGAACGGCGGCGTGTTGAACTACTACTCGAAGAAGTCGGGGACCGGCAAGACTACCATCCTGCGTATCGCCAACTCGATCTTCGGTGATCCTGTGAACCTGATGAAGGACGCGCAGGACACGAAGCTGACCAAGGTTCACCGCATGGGCTTGATGAACGGCATCGTCGTCACCATTGACGAGATGACCAATGCAGACCCGATGGAGCTATCTGATCTGCTGTACAACTCCACGCAGGGGCGGGCCCGGGACCGTATGCAGGCAAACAGCAACGCGGAGCGCACCAACAACACCCGCTGGAAGCAGATCACGATCTGGTCCAGCAATGCCGCCGTCGAAGACCGGCTAAGCTCTATCAAGTCTGACCCGCAGGGGGAACTTGCACGGGTACTGGAGATCCGCCTAGACACCCCCGTGCCCAGTGATGTGCTGGCTACGCAGTTGCAGTTCAACAAGATCCTGGACAACTACGGCCTCGCGGGTGATGTGTACATGCGCTACGTCATCCCACACCTCGATGAGGTGAAGCGTATCTGGGAACACACCAGAGACAGAATCTATAAGATGGAACGGTGGACGCAGACTGAGCGGTACAAGCTCAATGTCGTCATCTGCATAGTTGCTGCAGGGATGATCACGAACAACCTGGGTCTCACCAACTTCGACATCAAGCGCATCGCCAAGCGGCTCGTTGACAAGGTCCGGGATCTGCGCGACGAACTGAAGGTCACTGCGACCACGGCATCCAGCACGGTGTCGTCGTTCATCAACAAGAACATCAGGAACATCCTGATCGTCAACAAGCGCTCCGGCAGTAGCGGCATACCGGAGGTGCCAAGGGTGGAACCTCAGGGCGAACTCATCATCAGGTACGAGCCTGACACCGATGCACTGTTCATCAACAAGCGGGAGTTCACCAAGTGGTGTTCATCCAACTTCATCAACGCTCGGGAGATCGGCACCCTGTTCAGCCAGGAGACCGGTGGCGTGGTGAACGTCACGAAGAAGCGCATGGGTGCCGGGTGGCGCACTGACCTGGGGGCGGTGGATGTGCTGGAGTTCCCCAACGCCCGCTCCCTGTTGAACCTCGATGACCTCGATGGATCGTCGGCTCCCGCATGAACTGCCTGAGGTCGTCACCATCCGGGGCGTTCAGTACCGCTTGCCGCAGTGGCTGGAGCCCGGGCAGAGCTTCTTCGTGCCGTGCCTGGATGTACGCTCCATGGGGGCGGTGATGTCGGGGCGCTACAGCCGCTTGGGCTGGAAGATCGCATGGGCCGAGAGGATTGAGAGCGGCCTACTTGGCATCCGCATCTGGCGTGAGGTATAGTGCGCCCGCTGGCCGCATGCTGGGCCGGTGTCTCCCTCCTAGTTGGCCCCCGGGTTGAGCTTGCTCCTCGGGGGCATTTTTTCACCGGAGGTCGATCTCAGCTTGATTGATCTGCGCCTGTCGGCGCAGGGCGTAGCTGATCTGTGCAAGCTCGTTCTGCTGTGCACGCAGGGTGTTCATGATCTGGCGGCGCTCATCGGGCGGAATGTCTTTCGCACGGTCAACGATCTGCGCTTCCTTGTTCAGGTCGCGGATGCTCTCCATCACCGTCTTGGTGGCTTGGTAGACACTATACCTGCCGTAGTTCTGGAGCAGGTATGCGTCGGCCTTTTGCGGGTCGGTCTTCACGTAGTGGTTATAGGTGTTGTACGCCTGAGCTACCTTGTCCTCAAAGTCGTACATGTCGTCCATGAAGCGCGTACCCACAGGGTCTTTCATGAATGCACTGGCACCGGTAAGCTGAGCAGCCAAGTGCTGGTGTAGCGGGCGATCCGTCCGTGTCGGGTTGACCATCACATCAGCCACAGACAGCGCCACCCCTGCCGACATACCGAAGACGCCCCGGATCGCGTTCTCGATCTTGATGGGGGATACCTCAATACCGCGCTGGGCCAGAGCCTCTGCCGATGCTTTGACGGCTTCCGAGGTGCTGGTGCCAAAACGCCGTGAAGCATCCAGCCGCAGTTGAGACTGCGACTCCAGGGGCCGACCCAGGAAGAACGAGTAGTTGACTAGGTTCTCGAAGAACGGTTTCACAAGCTGGGGCGTCAGGTTCGGCGCCCAGAAGATGTCCACGCCCGACAGCATCAACTCCCGCGCCACCCTGAGGGCATCGCGCTCTTCGGGGGTGCCCTGCAGCTTGTAGTACTGCACCACCCGTTCAGGGATAGCCTTGAAGAAGAACGACAGTTCAGGCGGCACAGGGATGACCGGTGTGAAGCCAAGCTCCTTACCGTAGGGCAAGACCCAGTTGCGATCCCGCACATGGTCAGACAGGTTCTGGTACTCCTCATCGTCGAACATCAGCAAAGCGTAGCCAAACCCCATGGCGGTCAGGATGCCCATCCGCTTGAAGAACAGGTTGCGGGCGTAGCCCGTGGAGACACCGACCGTCTTGCCGCCTGCAGCGGCCAGCAGGAGCTTGTCCATCGACCGGGCGTAGGCGTTGAAGAAGGGGATCGTGCGGATGAAGAAGTCCGCCGTAGTGGAGGCGCCCCGCCGCGAGAAGTTGATGATCTCCCGTGCACGGGACTCGGCCAGCGCTACGTCGCCGGTCTCCTTCATGGTCTGGTCGTAGATGGCTTGGCGCACGGACACATCCGATGCCTTGGCACCCGCCTCCAGGATGCGCAGGATGGCGCGACCCGGGGACCGCTTGCTGATGCCCGTCTCCTCGAAGATGTTGCGGACGTTGCCGCCTTCCACGGTGTCGTAGGCTGGTACAACCCCATGCTGCGCAAGTTTCGCCACACCCGGGCTGCGAGTACCCTTGATTTCATTCCACCAGTTGCGCCGCATGTTGGAGAGAATGCGAGGGATCAACGCCATGGGGTTCTTCACCCCTGAATGGACGTAGGCGCGAGTAATGTCGTCTGCGATCTGCT